AAATCATTTTTCATTTTTTCAAAAAATAAAAATTCATTTTTATATTTATCAATATTCCATTTTAACCCTCCACACTATCCACAGGGTATAAATGAAATATATATAATAAGATAATAAGATATAAATAAGACGTAAAATAAAATGATATATAAATTGCATCGGTGGATAGATAGATAAATAAGCCTACCACGCCTATCCACCACTACCCACCTCCACCAAAGAATTAATTAATTAATTTTATTTAAATTTAAAATGACTTAAAGGTTAGGCGTATATACTATTATATAAACAAAAAATGAACCCCCAAATGATAATTAACAACAACACCCACCCAACTTGCCGTCCTGATTGGAGATTAGGGTCGCCACTTAATAGATCTTTAAGCGGACAGGGAAAGAAGGAATTCAAAATCCATATAATCAGAACATCAGGATCCCTATATACCCATTCTCAATTTGGTAAGTTAAAAGCGAGTAAATGTATAATTGCATCTGAAAATTGGTCCCTTGATGTTAGAACTAGAAAATACAATAACTCAACATTACAACAACGCCAGACAATAACAAGAGAGACAAAAAAGAGATTTAAAGAGTGCCTATGGCTTAAGAAGAATTAAGACATAAACCCATCATACATTATTTAATATTATAATCAAATTCTGATTATAATTTTAAATTCTATACACTTACCCATTAATTTAATTAATTAAATTAGATTAAATTTAAATTAACTTAAAAGAATAATAATTATATAAGACTAATATATAATGGAATCTACAAACGAAATAACACTACCAAAAAGAGGAAGAGGGCGTCCTATTAAGAACCCAAATGGTATAAAGAATAACGGACCCATCGACCCTGATTATTTCAATAAGTATTATAAAAAGAATCTAGCGACTAAGATACAATGCCCCATTTGTTCTGAAATGGTAGCCAAGCCCAATTTATCACATCACCAATTAACAAATAAATGTATTAATTATAATCAAGATAATTTTAAATGTTCTATATGTGATAAATCAATAACAAAATCAAGACTAAAGGTGCACCAATTATCCAAATATTGCACCTCTTTTATTAAATAAATTAAATTAATTTAAATTCAAATTAATTTAATTTAAAGAATTAATATATATAGTAATATATATAATACAAATGAATATTACAATTGAAACAAATATTAAATCGTCAGTTTTTGAAATTAATAATTTTGAAGAAGAAATAGATACTCAGATATTAGATAAGCTTATATCATCTAATTTATTAAATACTGTATCGTGGAATGCTGGTGCCGTTCATTTTGATAATGAAAAACATCAATTACAATTAATTAAAAAACTAATCAAAAATGATAAATTAAAAGTTAGTTATAAGAGGCCTAAATATGGCTTAGGACGTGTATATCCTAATAAATCATTATCTCTTTGTAGCTTACGACGTGAAATAAGGCATACTCTAGCATTTGACAAATATATTGACTTAGATATTGTAAATTGCCACCCCGAAATATTAAATCAAATATGCAAATACAATAATATAAAGACTAAATACTTAAATGAATATGTATCTAATAGAGCTGATATACTAAAAGAGACACAAGATATATATGATATAACACGCGATGAGGCCAAGAAATTATTTATATCATTAATGTATTATGGCAAATTTGAAAATTCAATTAAAACTAATAAAGAACAAACTGATTTTATATATAATTTTATCAATGAATTAAAAATAATAAGCGAAATATTTATAAAAGCTAATCCTGATATTACAAAAATAATTAAGAGCTTACAAAAGAAAAATTTAAAAGGTTCAGTTATGAGCATTATCTTACAAGAGAAAGAAAGGCTTATATTAGAATCTATATATATCCATTTAGTAGATAAGAAAATTATTAATAAAAATAATTGTGTCTTGTGCTTTGATGGTATAATGATAAAAAAAGACAAATATGATGAAAAGATATTAAAGGAATTAGAAAGTGTTATTAGTAATGAATTAAAATTTAAATTACAAATAACACAAAAAGAATTTGATAATCATTATCTTAAGGAATTAGAATCAGTATCTATTTTAGTAGATAAAAATTCATTTGAATATCAACAGGAACAATTTGAATTAAATCATTGTAAAATTATTAACAAATCAGTATATATTAAACAAACAGAAGATGATAATATATTTTTTTCTAAAAAGATGTTAAGCGATGCTTATGAGCACTTAACCTGCACCATTAAGGATAAAGAAGATGAGCTATTTATTAAACACTGGACAGTAGGCAATCAATCAATTAGAAGATATGACAATTTTGATATATATCCTAATATAGAATGTCCAAAAGAAATATATAATTTATGGACACAATTTGAAGCAGAAAAGATAACAGACTATACACCAAATCAAGAAGCACTTAATATAATATTAAACCATATTAAAATCTTATGTAATAACGAACAAGAAGTAGCAGATTATTTTATTAAATGGATTGGTCAGATGATACAATACCCGGCCATTAAAACAATATGTCCAACAATGATATCCAATGAAGGAGCAGGAAAAGGAACCCTTAATAAATTAATTCAAAAAATGCTAGGTTCTAAAAAGTGTATGGAAACAACAAACCCAGGACGAGATGTATGGGGTCAATTTAATAGTTGTATGATATCTTCATTTTTTGTTAATCTAAATGAATTATCAAAAAAAGACACAATAGAAGCAGAAGGTAAAATTAAAGCGTTAATCACAGATGGTAATCTATTTGTTAATCCTAAAGGTGTCAATCAGTTTGAGATTAAATCATATCATAGATTTTTTATAACAACTAATAAACTAGAGCCAATTTCAACATCTAGCACAGATAGAAGAAATTTAATTATTAGAAGTTCTGATGAGCTTTGTTCTAAGACAAAAAAAAATGTAGAATACTTTAAACAGATATATAAATATTTAGATGATGATAATGTCATCGCCACTTGCTATAACTATTTTAAGAACATACCAGATTTAAATAAATTTAATGATATACCAATTCCAAAGACAGAATACCAAGAAAATTTAAAACAATTAGAACTCACGGCACCTGAGCAATTTCTAAGAGACCTAGCAATTAATGAAACACAGAAGAAGGTAGAACTTGGATCTAATGATATTTTTAAAAAATTTACTGATTATTGTATTAATAACAATATTGATTACGAAACCACCCCATTAAAACTATCAGTTAGAATTGCGAGCCTAAATATCAAAGGTATCACTAAAAAGAAGACCCGAACCAATAATTTAAGTGTATTAGACATAACAGAAATTAATAAACATTTCAACGTATCACAAGATATATTTATAGATGAAGATGATGAACCGGAACCCGAACCAATGCAGATTATGAGATTTGATAATAATTCTTTTGATATTGATTTTAATTATTGATTACGATGAATATTAAAAAACATAAAAAAACTTACTTAAACATTAATCATTATATAATAATAATATAATGATTAAAGGCAAAATATATAAAATATATTCTATTGATGAAAATATAAATGATGTATATTATGGAAGCACAATCCAGCCATTAAGTGGCAGGATGTCAGGACATCGTTCAAATTATAAAAGATGGAAGGCTGGCAATATTAAAAATTATTGTTCATCATTTAAATTATTTGAAAATTTCGGAATTGATAAATTTATAATTGAATTAATTGAATCTTTAGAATGTAATGCTAAAGAAGAACTAAAAATGAGGGAAGGTTTTTATATCAAAAATAATAATTGCGTTAATAAACAGGTAGCGGGCAGAACAATCAAAGAAACACAAAGGAACTATTATATAAATAACGAAGAAAAAATTAAACAGTATTATTTAGACAATATTGATAAAAGAAAGGAATATATAAAAAATAATATAGACAAAATTAAAGATCAGAAAGGGAAATTAATGAAATGTGATTGTGGTTGTGAATTTACGCAAAGTAATAAAGCTCGTCATTTAAAATCAAAAAAACATTTGGACTCGTTATCACTCTAATATATATAATTCTTTCTCACTTAACACTAATTTAGGATACGACTTCAAAATACTAATCATACGACCGTCTAGTTGTTTTACTCTTTCTATTTGTTTCTTATCTAATCCAAGATAAGAATCTAATAAATATTTTAATGTGCGATTACCAAATGTGCGATAATTAAATGTCACACTATTACACTCATTCAATATAATACGACTATCATTACCAGCACAGGCGACGTGGAATGTGATGAGGACTTCAATTTCAAATTTACGACCAACCTGAAGACAATCATTTAATGTTTGAAATAATTTTTTCTTTAATTGCTTATCTCTCAGATTATCTATATCGTCAAATAAGCATAAAGATTGCTTAAATTCTTCAACAGGTATATCATCATTTGAAAACTCTGAATTTAATTCTACAATTTTTAATTTTTTAATATCAGATAAACAACCTATATCTGAAGTAATAGTTGTAAATAAATATATATTTCTTTTGGGATGGATTTTTATATATTCTTTGATATAATTGCAACACCAATAAGATTTACCCGACCCCGCCTGACCAAAGACAGCGTGGCAGCTTCTCTCTTTATTAACATTAGGCACGAGTTGAAATGTTTCTTCATTTTCTTCTAATATTAGATCATTTGTTTCATACTTAGATCCACTCCCTAAATAAACGGTCGCATCCTTCTTATTATTTTTTTTTATAACTGCTATTGTATCACCATTAGATTCTAAATTGATTTTGATTTTTGACATATAATAATAGTATTAGATTATTTTTTATTTTATTTTATTATATAATAATTTTGATTTCATATTAACAACATCAAAAATATCATTTCTTAATTTAACCAATTGTATATATAATTTTCTTTTATCTGTTATTTTTTCTAATGCTATAAATTTATCTACATACTCTTTTATAGTGTTATAACTAA